GCCTCACTAAGGCTGAAACGGAAGCAAGCGGAATTGCGAGCGTTCATAGACAGCACCGGGCGGACGAGGAGGAGAAACAGAGAGTGGATTTCCAAGACAGAGCTTGACAAATTGAAAAAAGGTGATATAATAGATATAGCAGCAATGAAGAGAGGCAATAATCAAATGCCAATTCCTATGGATAATGAAAAGTTTTTAAAAATAAAAACGGCTTTCGAAAAACGAGGCGGTATTATTCAATGCGACAAAGCTACCGATAAGTATTTAGATTCTAAAATGGCCGAAGGATTGACTTATAACGAAAACACAATTTTATTAAAAACAAACGCATCGGTTTCCGCTGTGTTTGAAGAGTTGATTCATTCCGCGCAATATCGGCAAGGACGAAATGACGGAACCCCTGAAAACAGGCTTCTGATGGAAATAGAAGCGCAAAAAAAACTAATAAAAAACCAAAAAGCTTATGGCATATCTGATATTGAAAATGAACAAACTAAAAAAGCATTAACTGATTATTATAAAGAACTTGAAAATTTGAGAAAGGATTGATATACATGAATACTATCGTAAATGCTTTTCGTATTGGGGAAACTCGAAAAGTTCTGTTATCCTTGTCAGATGTTGACGAAAAAAAACTTTCAATGAAAAATAAAATAAGATTGCAAGGCGGAATATTATATGAAATCGATGCGATCCCCATGATAAGATATACGGACAGAAATGTCAAGAAAGACAATTTTGAAATAGGCATTGATTATCCAAAGGATTTTGACGAATCTAAATTAATTGGAAAAACAGTTGAAATAATTTGACAAGACCCCCACAACCGAATAAAACCCGTTTGCGCAACGCCAATAAGTCGGCGATGAAGCGTAAGCGGTATTTTTATGCCCGTTTAACCGTGCAGGGCTGATAAAACGGATACAGTTACCAAAACTTTAAAAGGAGATATTAATATGAACGAAGAAAATAACACCGAATCAGGCGGCAATCCTGAACAGCAGCCACAACCAACGGAAAAGACATTCACGCAAGCGGACGTAAGCCGAATGATGGCAAAGGAGAAGAGCACGGGCGAAAACTCGGTTCTTAAAATGCTCGGGCTGAGTTCGAAGGACGAAGTACCGGCGTTTATGGAGACGCACAAAAACCGGCAAACACAGCTTGAGGCGGCTACGGCGGAATTGAATCTGGCTAAGAACAAAAGCATCCTTGCCGAGAAAGGCGTAGACCCGAATTACGCGGATTACGTCATGTATGAAGCTAATAAATTTCTTGATGAGAAAAACGCGGACACCGCGCCGGATTTCGGCGCGGCGGCGGACAAGTTTTTAGCGGAGAAGCCTATGTACAAGCAGCAGACAACAGTTCCCGCACCGTTTAAGTTTTCGACGGGAGCGGGGCAGACAACGAACGCGCCGCCGAAAACGGCGAGTGAGCAAATCAACGAAAACATACGGAACTCAATAAAAAAATAAAACATAATTGGAGGAATTTTAAAATGGCGATAAACATAATAGACAGAACCGGCGCGGACGCGCTTATACCTGTAGAGGAAACAAGGGAGATCATACAGGGCGCGATAGCGAGAAGTTCGGCGTTGTCGATATTCAGACGGCTGCCGAACATGAATACAAAAACGCGCGAAATGCCCGTCCTCGCTTCGTTGCCGATGGCGTATTTCGTCAACGGCGACACGGGAATGAAACAAACGACAAAAGTAACGTGGGACAAGAAAAAGATAGTGGCGGAGGAATTAGCCGTAATCGTGCCTATACCGAAAAACGTACTGGACGATTCGAATTACGATATATGGGCTGAAATCCGCCCGTTGCTGGTGCAGGCGTTCGGACAGAAAATCGACGGAGCGATCATATTCGGCATAGACAGACCCGCAAGTTGGCCTATAGACGTTATAGGGCAGGCTACAGACGCGGGCAACATCATCATTTCATCGGGAGACATATTTGACGACACGCTCGGCGTGAACGGAGTGTATACGCTCGTTGAGCAGGACGGATTCGACGTGAACGGAGCGATGGGTTCGGTAGTGATGAAAGCCGTCCTGCGCGGGTTGCGCGACTTGAACGGCAGACCGTTATTTGAGCCGTCGATGAAGAACGACGCGGCTCCGTATGTGCTCGGCGGCGTTCCCATGTATTTTCCGATGAACGGTGTGTGGGACGACAGCATAGCGCAGTTACTGGTCGGCGACATGTCGCAGGCGGTATATTCGATACGGCAGGATATAAGTTTCGAAATCTTCGATACCGGCGTTATCCAGGACCCGTCAACGCGCGAGATAGTATACAACCTCCTCCAACAGGACATGGTAGCCCTCCGCGCTGTAATGCGTCTCGGCTGGCAGTTACCGAACCCGATAAACGCGTTGAACACTGACGGAAGCACGCGCTGCCCGTTCGCGGTATTGAAGTCCGACGCTCCGGAAGAACCGGATGATCCGGACGGCGGTTGATATGCAGTATCTGACATTTGATGAGTTTAAAACGTTCAATACGGGTATAGATATGCCGAAGGATGAGTTCGACAGGCTCGAAATGTACGCGGCGGCTGACATTGACGCGCTGACGATGAACAGGATTGTTAAACCATGCAAGCGCGTCAAAAAAGCGGCGGCGTTCCAGATAGCGCATTTGTATCTGAACGGCGGTATCGAAACTTTGGTTTCCGGTTCGTCGTTGAAAACCGAAAAAATCGGCAATTATCAGTATGAGTTTAATTCGGATGCAGATGTTCGGAGAGATATAAGCCCCGCGGCGTTAAAAATCCTGTATCCGACGGGGCTTTTGTACAGAGGCGGCAACGCCAATGGAGGCGGCGCGTATGACAAGCCGTAAACCGAACAAAAACGCGCTGCCGCACACGGTTACTGTTTGGAACTGGACTGGCAATGAAACAGTTTTGAACGGCGCGAAAGTCAAAGAATTTAACAAAGTTTACGTCAATTACGCGCGGTATGACAAAACAAGCATGATAGCGGATTCCGCCATATTCGGGAATATTTATCTGGAAATCTACAACGGCGTGAACGTTGTGACAAACGCGAAAGGCGAGTTTTGCAAATATGTTGAACCGGAAGTATACCTCAACGCTTCTGACAAGAGCAGGTTATGGACGATAAACACGGGCGATGATTATCTGGGGTTGGGCAAAATATTTGATAAAAACCCCTCATTCGGCGGCGAACGCGCGCGGAAGGATTATGTAATCAGCGCGTGCGATGAGAAATACGGATATGATGGTTTAATCCATCACTGGGAGGTGAACGGCAAATAGCCGACGGCAAGTGAGTTTCAAATTGAACGACAATGTTTTCAATAAAACCGAACGTTTGCGGAGCCGGGGACAACAGATGTTGAAAAACGAAGTGGCGAAAGGCTGTAATCCTTATGTTCCGTTTGATTTCGGGAACCTCTCAAAAAGCGTTGAGCCGAGTATAGGTACGGACGAGCCGTTTCTGGTGTACACCGTCCCTTACGCCGCACGGCAGTATTACGGGTTTCCGAACAAGTCGAAGGACGTTCACCCGAACGCTACGAAACAATGGTTTGAGGTCTGGAAAGCGGCGGACGGTCAATCGGTAATCAAAAAAGTCAAGGAGGGCGTTGAGCAATGGTTCAAAACGTAAACAATTTTACGCACGTAAACAATTTTACGCTGATCGAACAGTTGATCGTTGTGCAGCTCGCGAACTATATCAACGGAAACGCGAAAAAAATTCCATTGCCGTGTCCGGTCATTATCGACGATACGGAAACGACGGGAGAGCAATTGACGCTGCGCCCGATGACGGGCGGCAAGATACTGCGGCAGTATGTCGGCGGCAGTTACGTGGGCAATTTCCCGTTCGGCGTGCAGTATCAAATGGCAAGTTCTGAAATAGCCGGACGGTTCGCTCTGCTTGACATACCGCTGTGGGCGTTGTCTGACTTTTTTGAATCAAAACAGAATCAATTTGCTTTCGACACGGTTTGCGTGACGAAAATCGAAATGACCGGAATCCCGTATGCGTTAAAACGCGATATGGACGGCACATGCGTAAATCAAGCGATATTTATTTTAAATTATAAACGAAATAATTCGTAAACGAATTTTATCGTATTAAAAAGGAGTGTAAATTAAAATGTCATTAAGATTGAGAAACGAACAGAAAAATTATATGGATGTAGGAACGTTTGCAACACCGAATTACGCGTATATCAACGAGGGCTTCACCGATTTTTCGGAATCGAAAAACTCCGTTGAGTACGCCAGAACATACATAGGCGATAAATCTGAGCGTACGAACGTAACGGGTTACGCGCCTTCTGTATCGTATGCGTGCGACGTGTACGATGAAGATCCGGTTGTACAAGCCGTCGTCGAGATAACAGATAAGGAAATGCTCGGCAGCGATACGGAACGCGATATTGTACAATACAATACGTTCGACGAGGAAACGGCGGGAAGCGGAATCTACAAAGCGATCAAGCGCAGGTGGGCTGTCATTCCTGACAGCAAAGCGGGCGGCGTAGGAACGGACGCGCTCATTTATACCGGAGCAATGAAAGCTGTGGGCGCGATAATTGAAGGCTCTTTTGACATTTCGAGTAAAACATTCACGGAGGATTGATTATGGATAAGGAATTGACGTTTGAGAACTTTCCGGACGGTTATATTAACGACGACGCGTTGATTTTATGGAAATACAACGGTCACGAATACGAGTTTGACATGCAGGATTTGGAGACATTTCAAAAGTTAGACGAGGCTAAAAAAGTTTTTGTTGAAATAGACGTTGAAAAAAGCGACATTGAAAAAATAACGCTCACTTATGAAATGTTCTTGAAATTCTTCGACGTTATTTTCGGGCGCGGCAAAGAAATAGTCGGGGTGAAAATCAACGTGCGCAACGCTGTCAAGGCGTATCATTCGTTTATGAGCTTTATAAACGACCAGAATTTATCGACGGTGAATTACTTCAACAGTATCAATAAAGCGTCGGACAAGTATAACGTCAACAGAGCGGCTCGCCGTGCAAACAAATAATATCCTCATAGACATTCTGCCTGAATCGGTATTGATATCGGGTAAGCAAATCCCGATTAATACCGATTTCCGCATAGGTATAATGTTTGAACAGCTGATACTCGACGACGGCGTTGATTTCGAGGAGAAAATATCGTGCGCGCTGGAAATGTATTACGGCGTAGCGGAACTCACGGATTTGAACGAAGCCGTCGAGCGGATGTCATGGTTTTACAAATGCGGAACCGAAGAGGACGAACGCAAGCTGAAATACATGAAAGAAAACAACATCAAAAGCAAAAACAAACGTGTTTATGATTTCGGTCAGGACGCGTTTTTAATATACGCGGCGTTTTACTCGCAGTACGGTACAGACTTGCAGGATATAGAGAATCTGCACTGGTGGAAGTTCTGCGCGCTGTTTCGCGGATTGGATGAAAGCAACGAAATAGTCAAAATCATGGGTATACGCGGCACGGACGCAAACGCCGTCAAGGATAAAACCGAAGCGGCGCGTATCCGGAAATTACAGGCGAAATACAAAATAAAGTGATTTCGCCTGCGAAATACAAAATTCTGAAAACGTCAAGAGGTGAGTAATGTGGCGCAGGCTGACGGTTCGATAGTCATCGATACCAAGTTAGACGAAACAGGTCTGACCAAAGGCTTAAAAAATATAGGCAAAGTTGCGGCTGCGGGAATTGCGGCGGCTGCCGGGGCGATAACGGCGTTCGCTGCATACGCGACGAAAGTGGGTTCTGATTTCGAGAAGGAAATGTCGAACCTGCAGGCGATAACGCAGGCTGCGAACGAAGAAATGTCTGCGATGCAATCGGGAATCCGCGAAATAGCGGTTTCAACCGGTATGGATTTGGGCGAAATAGCCAAAAACGCTAAGATGGTAGCGGAAGCGGGCGGCGACGTCGGGTTGATGATGGAGCAGTTGTCGCACGGGACGAATCTTGCGTTGGCAACCCAAACGGACATGGCGACTACGCTTGACTTCTTAGGCTCAACCATGAAAACGTTCGGAATCGAAGCGGAAAACACACAGCGCGTCGTTGACAGTTTTTCACTGGTTACTTCGCTTGCGAACGTTTCGTTGTCGCAATTGGGCGAATCGTATGTAAACGTTGGCGGCAACGCCGCTTTACTGGGTATGAGTATAAACGAAGTTAATGCACATTTGATTAATTTCTCGAACGCGGGGTTAAAAGGAGGAGCTGCAGGAACTTCATTAAATTCGATCCTTAAAAATCTTTCAACGCCAACACAAAAAGCCGCTGACGAATTAGATGCATTAGGCGTAGCGTTATATGACAGTACAGGAGCGAGCCGCGATATGATGGATATTATGCGCGATCTCGAAACTGCGTTGAGCGGTATGACGGACGAACAACGGAACGCGAGCGAAGCGGTTATTTTTGATTCCGTCGCGCAAAAAGGTTGGAACATGATAACAGCCGAAGGCATAGACAACATTATTGAACTCAGCGCAGAATTGTCAGAATCCGGAAACTCGTTCGACGTTTTGGGTCAAGCTGCCGGTATGGCGGCTATGCAAATCGACAACTTTCAGGGCGACGTTAATATCCTCAAAGCCGGAATCGCGGATTTGAGCGTTTCCGTATACAAAGGATTCCAACCGGTTTTGCGCGAAGTAACGCAATTCGCGACGGAATTAATAAGCACGCTTTCAGATGCGTTCAACGAAGGCGGATTTGAGGGTCTTGCAGGCGCGGCGGGGGACGTTCTGGCGCAGGTTGTCACGAAGATAACAGAATACATACCAACCGCAGGCGAAATGGGCGTTAAATTATTAGTTTCGTTCATCGACGGGATAGTTGATAATTCGGATGTTGTTACAGACGCGGCTCTTGGAATAGGCGAAGTATTAATTAACGGCATAATAACGCTTATACCAAAATTGATTGAAGCGGGATATAAATTATCTATGGGATTGCTTGACGGATTATCGGAAACTTTGCCGAAATTAGCCGGAACCGCCGTTGAAATGGTTATAGAGTTAGTTAAGGTTATAGCAGACGAAGCGCCGCGGTTTTTGACGGCGGCAGCGGAAATTGTTAAAAATCTGGCAAAAGGTTTAGGCGAAGCGGTGCCGATAATCAAACCGATAACGGTTGTTATTTCAAGCTTGATGAATTTATTACAAAAACTTGCGCCGTTCGTTCTTGCCGCAGCCGCCGCTTTCGCGGCGTTCCAGATTGTAATGGCTATAGCAAACGGAATCAAGGCAATGACCCTCGCTCTTACGTCATTTAACTTGGTGACTGTTATCTCTACAGCGTTGCAGTGGGCGTTTAACACCGCGATGATGGCGAATCCGATAGGAGCGATCATCGCCGCCATAGCAGCGTTGGTTGTGGGAATCATCGCGCTCGTCATGTGGTTGAATACGGCTACGGAAGATCAAAAAGCGTTGCAGAAAAGCACGGAGGATTTAGTTGAGGCTAACAATAAATTAACGGATTCCATGAATGAAAGCGCCGCGTCGTATGAAGACAAACTCAAAGGCATGCGTTATGAAGAGGAAGCCGCTTTGAGCCTTGCCGACAAAATATCCATGCTTTCAATGGTCGAGGAAAAATCAGCGGAGCAAAAAATGGAACTGGCGGCTCTGATTGATATTTTCAACGAAGCGATGGGCGAATCTATCATCCAATACGATATGGAAACGGATTCAATGAACCGCAACGTAGCTGAAATATATAACATCATCACAGCGCGTCAGGAAGAAGCGAGGTTGCAAGCGGCGCGTGAACGCGCCGTTGAAATCGCCAAAGAGCAAATGGCTGTAGAAGACCAGTTATTACAAATCGAAAAACAACGCGAGATATTGACGCAGGCAGTCGCAGACGGTGTATACAAAAAAGGCGAAAACGACAAAAAATACAAAAAAATCGTTGAAGAATTAAACAAGTCGGAAGCTGAACTCGTCGCAAGGCAGGTTGAACTTTCCGACAGTTTCGAAACCACTACGCAAGTTGTCGCTGAGAGTGCGGCAAAACAAGCGGAAGCCAACGCGGCTATCATAGCAAGCTCCGAAGAAGTTATCGACGCTATGGTAGAACAATACAAAATTCAAGCGGAAATCGAAGCGGAACGCAAAAAAGCCGCGAAGGAAGTAACGGACGCATTGATTGTTGAAGCCAACAAACAAGGCTTAACGCTTGAGGAATACAGATCGCATTTAGAGGAAACGCAAAAAGCGGAAGAAAAAATTTACAGCGAACGTCAAAAAGCTATAGAAAATTATACCAAAGCCGCGACGGAAATGTTCAAGAAGATTTCGGAAACGTCAGAAGTCAGCGTTAGTGAAATGACGGCAAATCTCGAGCATAACCAGCGCGTTATAGGCGAATGGGCGAAAAATATCGCGAAACTGACGGAAATGGGCATTGATGAAGGACTGCTTAAAAAACTTGAAGACGCGGGTCCGGAATCCGCCGGATTGGTTAATACGCTTGTCAAATCATCGCAGACTGAACTTGACAAATTAAGCGGCGCTTTCGCTAACGGTTCGAAAGTGGCGACAGACGCGCTATTGAAACAACTCGGGTTGCCGGACGTTGTCAATTCCGGTTCTGATATGGTTGACAAAATCGCTGAAGGCGTTGATTCGAACGACGCGCTTAATTTGTCAACGGAAAACCTCATAATCATCGCAAAAGAAACGGCTGAGGAAACCGTTACCGTAAGCGATTTCCCTGCTGTGGGTGAATCCATCGTTGACGGCGTATGGGAAGGATTTTTGAATAAAGAAGCGGAGTTCAGAAAGCAAGTATCGGAATTTTTCAATAAAATCGTAAAAGACGTAAAAAGCGAACTCGGCATCGCATCCCCCTCAAAAGTATTTTACGAAATCGGCGGGAACCTGATAGAAGGGTTATCGCTGGGCATTTCCGAAAACGCCGGCAAAGCGGTCGCTTCCATTACAGAAGTAGGGGAAACGGTAAGAAAAGTATTCGCGGCGTTGGGAATCGAAGATTTCATGCACGACAAAGGCGCGGAAGCGATACAGGCGTTCTACGACGGCATGATGAAATACGGGACAAGCGCGTTTTCCGG